TCCTGATTTTCCTCAAACATTTGGATACATAAGACTGGCTGCATCCAAGTCTCTCTGCATAATCACTCTGCGTCCTTCCCGGATTCCGGATAAGCTCCCTGAACAGTTTCTGCTCCATTCCGAAGAGTGTCTTGTCCATGTTTTCAACCGCCTCCCTGCAGTTCAACAGTCCTTCCAGCTCTCTTACAAATTGTTGCTTATCCGGCAACATGTCCTTCAGACAAATCCTTTCATCATCCAGACCAGCCGGCTCCTCAAAATGTACAAGTCCCAGATGCTTGTGTTCCTTCCGGTACCCCATCCGAATCTCATTCTTCATGACGGCCGTGGCGAGGGTTGCAAACTTGATCCCTTTATCTGGATCATAGATTCCCGCTGCCTTGGTAAGCCCCAATAGCGCCAGCGACACCTTCTCCGCATTTTCCAGCGGAATCATGCTCCTATGCGCCACATAATAAGCCAGCCTGATATTTTCTTCTGCCAGTTTTTTCTGAACCTCTGTCAGCATAATCCTTTTTCAACGAGTGGCCACCCATTTACCGCGGATTATCTACTTCCTCCTATAACTGTCTTATCTTGACTCCTCTTCCAGAAGTGAAAACGCTGCCAGCATCAGCCTGGCACATATCGTTGAATTACTGTTCTTTCGCATGATGTCCGCAAACTCTCTGGTTGCTTCTTCCCACATTCCAGGCTCTGCCGGGCGCCCATGATATTTCTGGTAAAACACATAAGAGTCACACCATGCTGCTTTCGCCATGGCCGCCTGTTCTTCCCTTCTCGTCATAAGATGCACCCCGCTTTTCTGTAATGGGTTCTGCGCCTCCGGTACTGATTCTGGCAAAAAACGATATCATCAACATAATCATAACAGACCGCCTCTTCTTTTCCGTCAAATACCCGGGCGACTCGGCCTACGCTCTGGGCCACAACCGCAAAATCTTTTTTCGGAGTGGTCATATAGAGACGGTCCAGCCTTGGGATATCCAGTCCCTCCTTGGCCAGTCCGAAAGAAGCAAACAGGAAATGTTTTTCCCCAGTCCTCATGTCCTTGATTGCTTGCTCCCGCTCCTTTCTCGCTTTCCCGCTGCTCATCTTTCCATCAATCATGGCCGCCTTGGACCTGCATTCCTTCGGAAGCATTTCCATTAACACCCGCAGGTGCTCCAGGCGATCCGAAAGAATCAGATTGTAATGGGCTGCATTATTTACCAGATCTTTTGCAACCATCCGGTTCCTTTCCAAATTTTCCGTGAGATACGGGATCAGTTTCGCATGATCCAGGGTTCCATCCGTATCCAGACACTCACGTTTTACTTTGATTCCTGTATCCCTCTGGATAATCCGGACCCTGACCGTCTTTTCTGCAACTGCTTCATCCGAAATCTCATATCCCACTGGTCCAATCACCGCGAACGTGCTTTTAATCAGGCCATCCGAGCGATGCACTGTGGCTGACAAGCCATATTTGTATCTCGCTGCCAGACTGTTTAACACCTTATAAAACATCGTCACAGTAGTCGGAGTCCCTGCCAGTCGGTGACACTCGTCTACAATCACCACATCCCAAGTATTCCGGTACTTTTCCAGGTCGAGCTTGTACAGGGTCTGAATGGTGGCAAACGTCATGTGGCTTCCAATCTGCACTTTTCCTGCTGTGATTTTCCCCAGTGTCTCCTTTGGGAAATATTGTGCTGCCCGATCATAGGACTGAGATAGCAGGTCCTGTGTATGTGTGATCCAGAGTGTCCTCCGCGATATTTTCGCCGCCAGGGCAATTCCCATCTGTGTCTTCCCGGATCCACATGGACTCTTTAATATCCCGCAGCTGTTCCTGCTCATCTTTTCCACTGCCGGTACCTGATAATCATACAGAGGAACTTTTCCGCTATACGCAAGCTTCCCATTGTCTGCAAGTTCAACCCGGACCTGGTCTCCGGTTCCAAGAAACTTCCGGATATCCCGGCCAACACCAACCGGAACCACCAGTTCATCTCCCTCTATCCGGTACAGCCAAAGATATTCCGGTGTGTTCCCTGTCCAGAAACCCCTCCTTTTTCGCTCCTCATACTCCTGGTTCTTAAGGAGCAGGTTTTCTCTGCACCAGTCCTGAAGTAACTTACTGGAATTTCGAATCCGGATTTCTGCCCCGATCACAACCTGCATTTTCATCACCTTCCTCTTCTGAACTCCATTCTAAGAGCCACTTTTCCAGCCTCACTCCCTGTGTTTTGCAAACGGTCTCATCAACTTTCTTAAAACCTGTATCTCGCATCTTTTTCAGTATCTGATAACCCACCAGATAGATGTGTCCTGTCGGGAATCGAATTGCAAACATGCCAGGCGCATTGCCGAATATTTCAAACAGTGTCATAGCATTTAACTGATTTTCTTCCATTCGACTTAACCAAAAATATTTTGTTTCACAATCTTTACAGTCGATCAGGAATGCTTTTCCGTTCTTCGCTGCCACTACATCGCAAGGCTGACCGTTTTTATTCTCCTGAAATAGGTGGACCCAAAACCAGTTATCTGATAAAATGGAGGCAAAGTCTTTTTCAAAACCCGTGCCCGTACTTTTATTGCTCATAAGCACCCCTTTTCATTGTTGTCTAACCCTTTTCCCCATCCGACTAACCGCATTTGGGGCTGAAAAGGGCCCGCAAACCCTTGATTTTACTGGATGGCTAACCGTCTAACCTAAAATCCGGTTGCATAACTATAAATTTTATGAAGAGAAAAAAAATACACGTTTTTTTCCTCGCGCGTATATATATTAAAAATGGTTAGACAGGTTAGATGGTTAGACATTATATAAAAAAGCCTTATTTTATGCGGGTTTCAATGGCTAACCTTGTGACTAACCTTAAATGCTGTGGTTAGCCATAATCCTAGTCAAAGGGCAAGGACCCTTGTACAAATTCAGCACTCACAAATTCTGTCTCTTCCTCCATCTTGTCCTCCTCTAGCAGAAGATTGAGCTTTATATAGCTGGATTTTATGCCATATACCCTTGTACTGTGAATAAACTTTCCCTGGGAATTTCGCACCAGATAGCCTTTCTCTGACCACTTCTTACTGACCGCTGTATAGTCAAATCCACTCTTATTCAGGTATTCCAGAAGTACATCCCGATTGACTACCAGGATATTTCCGTCAATCTTCCCCCAGACCTCCCCTTTGTTCGAAGAATCCGCCGCTTTCGGGTCTTCAAATCTCACCGGGTTTTTTGCCGCCCAGTTTAAAACGGACTGGTAAGCCCGCTCTGCCACATCCACTTCCATAGCGCTCTGCAGGTATTTTTTTACCTGACTCACAGTTAACGGGGCTTCTCCCGGAAAGAACAGCTGTACAGCCAGTTCATCCGCCAGGAGAAGACATGCCATAGCCATCGCCTGCTTGTCAGTTGTATCCAGCCGGCATAGGGAATCAAACAGCTCCCGGTATCTGATAGTAAGCTTTCCTATCTCCGCATCCTGGATGTATTCAACTAGTTTTTTTCCCGCAAAGCCATAGTTCTCCTGTACCACGCTGCTGACATAATGGCCATCATCCACAAGCGGTCCATCAATGGCAATCTCGATAACACGGTTCTTACTCCCTCCCCCGGAGTTCACCTTCGTGATCGGTTCTTCTCCGGTGAACAGGAAGCTGTTTTTCCATGTTCTGGTTTCTTCCACGCCCCCATAAGCCCTGGCACGGCCTCTGTCCACGCCTTCTGTGATCTGGTAGATCAGCTGGTCAAAATTTCCTTGCCATTTATCCTTGATCGTCTGGAGCTCATCCCCGGCAAATGGAAGACTGCATAAAAAGGCAGCGTTCCGCATGATGGCATTCCGAGTCATGTTCATGGTCTTTACCAAACCACCCATCTTCGGATTCCCCCAGATACTCATGGCCACCATTAGTGCAACTGTTTTGCAGGTTCCCGTGATACCCCAGATATGCAGGACAAACGGAAGGACTCTTAAAGGCTCCAGCAGGACGGATGCGAAGCTGGCCGCCATCATCATACGGAGGGCAAGATTCTTTCGCAGAGAGGCACACAGGGCCTTCCAGGTATCAAAACTTCCGGCCTCCGCCACGTTCTTAAAGATTGCCTCATAGTCGATGTCTCCCTCATACCGGATATCCTCCGCATACGGGGTAAACGAATTTCCCACCCATCCCAGACGGTTAATGGACTTCTTCGGGTTCAGGGTCAAAGGATTCAGGCCTACACAGTCCGAGATGTACCGGACCAGACTTTTCGCATTGTCCGAGGTTACCTCAATCCCATACTGGCTCAACGCATCCACAATCTTGCTCACATTAGCGCAGACGCTCCGGTCAACGGTGATCTTCTGCCATGCAGCAGACTTATAGTAAGCCAATGAGATCCGCTCTTCATAGGTATCTACATTCTTTAAGATCTCCACAGGGAGGATCGGATGGCTGCATGCAAGGATCGGAATTGGATTAAAGTTCTTATCATACCGTGTAGTCTTTACCCCAAAGTCATTTGCGAGCCATTCTCCGCAGGCCAATTCCACTGGCTGATCCGTAAACTTCGTCTTGTTTCCGGTTTGCTTCATTCTCTGCATATAATCCAGTTGATACTGCTTGAAGAGATTGTTGAACTCCGTGATCCGCTTCAATTCCCTGGCTATATTCCTAAGAGACTCTATGTACCGCTGTCTTTCTACACTGTCTTCCATTTCAAAAATGGCATAGAACAACTCATCCGGAAATGGTTCCGTCCGTTTCAGTGCAGTCATACCAGCCAATAACTCGTCTTTCGATCTCTCCAATCCGTCTCACCGCCTTCTGGTCTTTGTACACATCTTCCGGGCAGGAATCCAGGCATTCCAATAGGTAATCCACATGATCCAAGTTCTGCAGGCTTTCTGCAAAATGCCGGTCCCGTACATCCCGCCGCGCCTCACATAACAGGATCCGGTACATCTGAAGGAACAGCTTTGCATGCCGAATAAACTGGTCCATGGCACAGCGGCGGTTCCTGGCAAGCGCTGCCTCTCTCTTCTCCCGATATGTGGCAGGCTCCTGCAGGGGCACATGGAATGCCCCTGCAAGCTCTTTTGCAGCTTCTTCATTGCGGATGCCGCGGTACAGTGCTGTAAACTTGATCTGGTCCCCGCCGGCGCCGCAGGTAAAGCAGTAAAACCCCTTTCCATTAGGATAAATCTTCATACTTGGATGTTTGTCTTGATGGAAAGGGCATAAACACAACCCCCTCCGGTCTACCTGCAATCCAAAATATTCCACCGTCTGCTGCATGGTCACGGATTCCTTCACCTTTCGGAACAGCTCCGGGTCCTTACATGAACGGGATTCCCTCATCTCCCACCCCTTCCGGAATGCTCATGAATCCGTTAGAATCCACAGCTGAACCGCTGGTACGTACTGGTCCTGCCGCCGGGCTGGATGGCAGCCTCTTATCTTCTGGAACCTTTGCATCCTTCAAACCATCCAGGCTTCTCACCTGTACACATTTAGTCGCTATTTTACGCTGTCCATCGGAAGTCTCAAATTCCTCACGCTGGAAGATTCCGCCAAAAAATTTCCCTACAAGACTTTTTTCTTCCCAGTTCCAGCGGTAACCAGGATTTGATTTTTCCACCGATGTCATAACACCTTTAAAAAATGGAAGAGAATCTCCATGAGTAAGCTGGCGATAGGTCCCGCCCCATTTCGTATTGGGATCCACCTGCCTGCGGGAATCAAACTGCTTTTTGTAAAAATTCTTGTATTCTCCTGTAGCCCCAGCATATCCATCTTTCTGGGTTCCTTCCACAATATCGAAACAGATTACCATCTGTTCCCGCTGCTTGTTGTCCTGGATCACATTGACCTGCTTAATCACGCATTTATAGAGACCCGCTGGCAAGGACATGGTTTCCCCTGTATATGCCGGCGCCTGCTCGTATCCTTCAATCGGTCTCATCCTAATTCATTTCCTCCTTGTCCTTATTTTTCGGGTTTTGGATCCCGTAATACTCCCGAATTGCGTTATCTACCAGAAGTAAGTCATTCGGAATTTCCATATCCTCGAACATTCCTTCCGGTGACTTGCTGATCGCACTGCCGTTCGACTGTGTGATGAACTTGTGCTCTGTCATGTTATTCACACACCGGAGGACGACCGTGCAGAGGCCCTCCAGGCAAATCTTATCATCCAGAAGCTTCCCTATCGTCTTAGCTTTCACATTGCCATAATCGTCTGTGTCCTCATGCATGACAAGATATACAATCTTATCTGCCGGAAGTACATCCACAATCGTGTTCTGAATCAGACTCCAGAAATCATCTGCCATCTGGTTATACAGACCGAATACATCATTACCCTTTCCCTTGGTGCTGTGGTTACGCATGAAGAAGTTTGTGATCAGATAACCAGCATCATCAATCACGATTGATTGTGCCGGTGCCTGATTTAACCACTTCTTGATTGTCTGGTATTCATCCGAACAGTTCCCCGGGATCTGTCCCTTAAACGGCAATGGCTTCTTTAAAACACGGATCAGGTTAAAATCCTTTCCCACACATGTCTTCATACTGGCAGATTTTCCACTGCCGGATTTTCCAATGATCATTACAGGAATTGCCATATATTAATCCTCCTCATCAAACAGCACGCAGCCGATGTCCCTCAGTTTTACTTCATTCTCAAAACAATCCAAAAACGCCAGGTTCGGGAGTACACTTGTTTCAAACTCCTCACTCAAGGTAGCTGTGCCCGCCCAGTAGATCATCGTATCGTTTTTCCAGTACAGCACACCATCCAGGTAACAGGGCCGTCCTGGCATGCTCTCGACCGCGTGGTCCAGGTCCTTGATGCTGATTAAATCAGTAAAGACCCTGTTAATGGGACGCAGCTCCATAGTGCTATGTATCTGCAATAGAATGTATTCTGTATGTGCATACCGAAGAATAAAAGGAGTCTGCACTGCATAATCCCTGGCCTGCTTCCACTTCGCATAAAAGTCAAACCGACTCAGTCCCATCTCACTTTGGATACCTTCCGGCTGATAGTTTAAAACCTCTCCTTTCTCTGGAAGATCTCCGATCAGCTTGACCATGGCCGCCTTTAACTTATTCGGTATAAATTCATCTGTAATCTGAATTCCCCATGTTCCTGATGCATTCATAAGCACCAGATGCTCATCAATGCTTCCGACAATCAAGCCAGATCCTTTGTATGCCGATTTCAGAAATTTCTTAAATTCTGTTATATTTAAGAACATACCTTTGTTTCCTTCCTCTTGTCATTCTTATCCCGTGATTCCTCGATTCCAAGTCGAATCATGTTTAAAACGATCTCCATCTCGTCATAAGACATCTGGAGTGCACCTCCTACCATCGTATCCACAACTTTAGAAGCGATTTTCGTCAACTGATTGAACCGGTACGGAGGAATCTCATCTACAAAGTTTCCCATTATCGTATCCTCAGACTTTCCCCGCGCGGCTCCAGATGTGCCCATTCCACTTGCTTTTCAGCAAGCAGTCTGCGGATCTTCTCGTTATCCGGAACTGGCGGCTGCGGAATCAGAAACCTTCCAGGAATGTCATCAATATTTCCATCGATCACCAGGGGTTCCAGACCACCGTTTTTCTGAATGTTAAAGGAGAACATGGCTGTCTTAAACTTCCACTTTCCGAGCGCCCGCATATTCGCCTCCAGGTTGTCCTTTAACCATCTAGAGCGTTCCTCCAGACGTTTTCTGCGGGCATTTAAGCGCGCCTCCTCTTCCTTCAGAATCTCGATATCCAACTTCATCCCCATAACGATTTTGGCATATCCGTCGGCCTTATCCTCGATCTCTCCCCAGACAGCCTCCATGGTATCCCTTAAGGTCTGTTCATCCACCTCCGGGTCATAGCACATTTCCTGCAGTGCTGCATATTCCTCTGTCAGCTCATATAATTTCATGATGATTTCTCCTTCCTTATCCTTTCATTTGAACATTTGAATAATTCCTTTTACCATCTTGCATTTCTTCGAAAAATCCCTTAAAATATAAGAGTAAGTTATTTTCAGTTATTTGGAAACCCTAGCGGCTCCCTCCGCTGGGGTTTCCGTTTTTAGCTGTCCCCTCAGCTTCAAATATTGTCTCCAGATGTCCGGCCTCACCCCTTTCTTTGCCATTAGAACAGGAAATCATAACCATAATTCCCGCCATCCTCCAATCCGGCTATATACTTTTCCGCCTCCTCCTGGCTATCAAATCGGATTCCGGTATCTTCCCAATCGTCTCCAGCTTCTTTCTCTTTAAATCGGAGAAGCCGCGCCTGATGCCCCTTGATATGTCTGTTATAATATTCCTCTGTAACCGGAGTTCCCTTCTCATCATGGTATGGACTTACATGCCCTTCAACTTCCAGCTGGGGAACAGCCCCTGAATGTGCCGTCCATCCATAATACCTGATTCCATTCACCTGAAACCTAATATGCCACAACCCACAAAGTTCTGCATTCTGGATCAGCTCTCTCTTAAACCCGTAATCCCTCTCAATACTTTCCTTTAGCCCTTCTGCGCTATATTCCATGATTTCCTCCTGCATCATTAAATATTTCTCCAGTACTCCCGGCCCGCATCCTCTTTCTTACAGGCGACATAGGGATATTAATATACGCCCCAGATAAAACCCTGCGCCAAACAAAACACCTGCCATTATCAACATCATTGCATCAATCACTGGTTCCATCGCTTCAAACACCAGCCACATTGCATCATACAGAAACCTGGCAATCTTCCGACGCAGGGAAGCCCTGCTGTTTCTGGGTTTCACCCTTCCGACTGGTATGTAGTTGATTCCAGCATTCCGCATCTCATTCACCCCTTCTTTTTCTATCCTCTGCTGACAAATGTGCCTGGACAAGTAAAATATAACGTCCAGATACATTAAACGGTTCCCTACGAAGCTTACCTATTGTGCTTTCACTGCACCCAAGATATTTTGCAAGCTGCTTGTCATTATATCCAAGGATTTCCTTCAGTTTGTTAAAATCACAGCGAAAATCGATGATTGCATTTTCTATTAATGATTTTTTTGCCATAGTCCCCCTCCCTTCTTGATGTGATTTGCTTATCAGCAGAACTGCTCTTTACTTCTCATCTCCCTTCATCTCCTTCCTATCTGGCAAATTTCTCCATCTCATGCTATACTTTTCATACAGGCTCCCGCCAGAGCCGAGTACATACTAAAAGGAGAATTACTTATGCATCCGTCAGAGAAGGAACTATTATTAACATCATATCAACAATATTTAGAAACCGGAAATCGTGAATGTGGCCTTCGCTTTGATAATCAAGCCAATAAGTCTAAAACCTACAACTACCTAGATAATTTAGAAGATGATGGCTATATCGAGTACACAGCAAGGGCTGCTGGATTTTGCCAATATAAAATCACTCCTTATGGAATCCAATTTGTTGAAAATGATTTTAAAATCCCTGATGTATCTCCAGTGATACAAGGCGACAATAGCATTTATGTTAATGGTTCCAGCAATTCCATATCTGGAAATTACAACAAGATATCCGTTGACATCGCCCACTCCAACTTACCCGATGATTGTAAACAATTAATCGAATCTTTTCTTTATGAAATGCAAAACCCTCACCTTCCTCAAGAAAAGAAATCCGAAAAAATTAAGTCTTTTCTATCTGACATTTCATCAGGAACCATTTCCGGTGCTGCTGCATCTGGTTTGACTGCGCTTCTTATTTCTCTTTTTAACCAGATACCGTTTTAACGTTATCAACCAGTACTCAATTACCTCTCCCAGAGTGCTGGTTGAAGTTTTAATTGGTATCGGTTTTAAAAAGAGTCTCCCTTCATGGCATTGAAAAAGGGTTAATTTGCTCTTCGGTATACGTTTCTCAATAAATAAAATGTACTGTTCTCCATTAATAGAAAATCGTACCTGCGTCTCTATCTCTCTCACCTCCTTCCTACTACAATATATTTATGGTTAATATCCCTTACAGCCAGTAAGGATTTATCCATCTTGTTGCTTAAGCTGTTATAATGATGGAGCAATTGGGATATCGGCTTCCTTCCTTGGACTTCGCGTCCGTAAATTAGACTGATAACCAGCTCCTCATTCGCAGCGTTCGTTTTATGCAGGTTGAACTGCCTT